GAGCAGTACTCGCAAGGCGTCGGCTGCGCCTCCGCGCTTGTTGCGCGGTCGATTGTGCGCTTGGTGATCTGTTGCGCTTCCTCGTAGTTAAAATCGTAGCTACGAATTAGCTTTTGATCGACATATACAACGTGCGCTGTCCATGACGTGTCGAAATTATCCTCCATACACGCCAGACTGTAGGCCGCGAGTTGCTCGCGATAGTTCCGCACTTGACCCGTTTTTATATCTGCGACCCACTTCTCGGCCTTGCATACTGCGTCCGCTGTTCCAAGTTTACTTAGTCCAGGAACTGCCATCGCAAGATACTCCTCGCGAGTCTCCACGAACGATCCTTTCGCAAGGCGTGTCAGTTCCTCGACTCCGTAAGCAATAGCTCCGGCGTCTTCGCCAACTATTGCAACGTCATGTTCTGCTGATATCAAGTTGCGGATCGCAACGTCAACTGCCGTGCCGCGCTCCGCTGCTGAACTCGTTCCGTTTGCGCCCTCAAAGAGAGCGCATTCGGCGAGTTTGGGCAGACTGCTAGGTGATATTTCCTTACTCATTTGTTTGCGGCCCTCCACTCGATGGCCGTATTAATGAACTGATCGACGCGAAGCGCAACTCGCTCCAGGTACTCTGGGGCGCAATCGCGCCAAGTCTGTTCGCTCGTTAAGACTCCGCGCCCAAGCAGGAACTGGTTGACCGCGCCTTCATGCTCTGCGAGCCGTCCTGCCCAGCTTTCGGGTGGTGTTGCAGTTGATGCGACTACGGCTTGCGCTGTTGTCTCGAACAAATGTGCGACCGATGCCCACTCCAGCGGCAACTCTTCTGCAAGGCCGCTTCGCGTCTTAGCATCGTAGGCCGCGCTGTGCGTTGTTAAAAGGATACGTTCCTTGCCGCCGATGCCCTTTCCTTTGCCTGTCTCGGAGGTGCTGACCTTGGTCTTAAAACGCAAGAACCAAAGCTCATCCGCGAACTCTTTCAAGAGCGGAGAGCTTTGCTTGGATAACTTGAGTTCATAGCGGTCGTAGGCCGCGAGTGCATCTGGTGCTTCGAAGCGCACTATTTTCGAGTGCGCGATCATGACAACGTTCTTGCCGGCGTCGATGAGTTGATCGATGGATGACAGCATCCGACTCATTCTTTCCGCGATCATCACCCAACCTTTACCAAATCCAAAGTCCTCGATGCTGGTTTTCTTGGTGCTGGCGAGAAGGTCTTCAACGCACAGGCGTTCTGCCCAATCCGCTGAGTCTACCACTATGGTTTTGTAGTCCGTAGCCTTGGCTTCTGTTAACGCATCCGTTAACTGCTTCCAAGTGTTGATCTCACAGCGATCCACATCCAAGTGGCTTGTGCCTTGCTCGATGTCCAAGAACAGCGGCTTCGGGAACTTGGCCGCGAATGTTGATTTTCCTACGGACTCCACTCCGTAGAGTACTACGCGCTGGGCGCGTGTTTGCTTTCCTTTAGTTATTTTCATTTTTCTATTTTCCTTTGTTATTTGCTGCGAAAACGGCCACAGCGAGTGCCGCCCACGAGTGGGACTTTATGCCGTAGGTTGGCCCCGGCTTGGCCTTTGTTCCCTGCGGCCCGATCTTGTCGATCAAGGCTTGCCTGATATTGGCATCCTTGGCTCGCATCGTTCCGCATAGAAATAGTTTAATGTCTTTTCTAAAAATTAGTTCCACGTCGACTCTTGAAATCTCAATGAATCTACCAATCCAGACGCAGGTCTCGAATGTGCTTGCGCCGACGGCCATGCCGTAGCTGGCTATCATCTCGCAGGCGCATCGAGTATACTCACGACCGATCAATACTTGGCGCATCTCCTCGTTTGGAATGTGTCCGTGGTCGATCACTTTTCCGTTGTGATACTGCACAAAGGCTGAGTGGGTTGTTCCTGGATCGAGTGAGAGTATCATGGTTAAGTGCTTTAGTTTTAATTTTGTCAGATGGTAGTGCTAAGACGTCGCAGATGCCTTGGAATGCTTTGCTTTTAATGAAGTGAATCGCCGACTCTCTGTCGAGTTCTTGATGCTCGTTTAGTTGTCGGCTCAAGAAGACCTTCTCGCTTTGCAGGTCTTGAACAGCCTGTTGAATCATCCCGCACAGAAGGCTGCGGGTAAACTCACATTCTGCGTCATGTCGCTCTTCGGGAGTCATTCCCCGCGCTCCCGTTTAATCTGCCTGTTCATCCACCATCTGCGAGACTTTTCGGTCTCGCTGTGGGCTTTCATGTTTCCGAGGACGTAGCCACCGGCGAATGCCGAGGTTATGCAGACGGCGAATAGGGCGAGAAATGTTAGTGGTTCCATATATTTTAGATGTTGTAGAATTTGCTGCGCACTTGGCTTAGTGCCGTTTTTTCCTGCTCGGCGTTTAGGCCGACCTTGATGCCGCCGTCTTGATTCGGGAAAAGCTCAACACGTTCGATGCTGGTCACATACCAAGCCGACCCGCCGCGAACTGCCTTAATACGATTTGCTATGCGTGTATACTTGTAAGCTTTTGCAACCGAGCCTCCGGATGTATATGTCATCTCGGCTCCTATTCTGGAAGATTTCGCAATATAGAATAATGCGAGTTGCTTCTCAGCGATCTCGGTCGCGTTGAGAATGTCCATTGCGGAGGCGGTAGCTGATCTGGCTTTACCGTTTACCTTTTCTAGGGAGTCTGAGAGTTCGCGGCTTTTGGTATTTAGTGCAATTTTGATTTTCATTTTTGGTTTTCTGTTTTCTGTTTGTATCGTCGAGTTCGTCTCGTTCGATGAGCAAACAATCCTCAATCCCTGTTCGGATGAAAAGAAAAAAATTCGCGAAGTGCGAAAATAAATCTGTGAAAAAGTCTTTACATATGCGCTCAACCAATGCTGGAGCACATCTGCGGACTTATTTTAGTTCTGGAATATTTCTGGAATTACGCTCCGCCCAAAGCCAAGTGCGGACAGATTCCATCGTTTCGACGTCCAGATTTGCGAACTCGCCGCATTGGTGCTTGAGCGCAGATCGAAGCTCGGAGTCGAGCGCGTCGAGTAGAATCAAAACGTCAAGAGCCTTGCACGCAACCTCGTGCTCGTATCGCTCGGAGTCGTCAAATTCTAGGATCAATTTCATGCGAGAACGTCGATTTTTTTGGAGACTCGGTTTCTGAGGGTTGCAAGCATATCGCGCTCGGTCATGCCGGTCGCCCAATGCGGACGCAATTGGTAGTGCGGCTCGTCAATAAACTTCCAATCTCCGCCCCATTCCATGCCGAGCGATTTTCCGAGCGTGCCGAGTTCGTTGTAGAGCGAGTGTTCGCCGCAATATTCTTTCCCTTTAAATATGCCTACGTCGAACGCAATTCCAAAGTTATGATTTGAAAATCCCGCTTTTGCACGAGTCACAATTTTAGTGTTAAGAATCGTGCGGCCTTTTGCGTAGAGCGCATCTTGATCCATGTAGGATCGAGTTCCGCTGATGATCTTAACGTCACATCCAACCTTCGCGCAGATAGTCTTTGCCACGCCCAGGAAGGCGCGTGCGGCCTTTTGCATCGCGGGGTGGAGCGTTGCTAAGTTGATCTCGCTTCGCTCGTCAAAGGTCATTTTTTGAGTCCTTGAATATCTGGCAGTTGGTAGCAGAGAGTTCCGTAGTCGGTCTTCACGCATAGCGAAGGATTTTGAAACCCAGAGCATGAGGTGAGAAACGCCATGCCGAGGAACGCGAATGAAATCAAGACCATCCAGAGTGCGATTTTTCGAGCGTTCATTTTTCCTTTCGGAAGATTTCGATAAGACCGATGATCGCGGCGAGAGCAGATCCGATTGCGTCCCATTTTGCTGGTTCTAGGCTAAGGCCGGCAACTGCTCCGATGATCGCGATGCCGCGAATGGTGGACGGTTCTTTCAATTTCGAGAATAGTGCTTTCATGGTTTTTTAGCTTTCAACATTTTATACAAGGATACCGAACCGATGCAAATTCCAAGGACGAGAGAGAGAATGCGAAGCCAAGCCTCGGCCTCGGAGAACGAGATCAAGACCGCCATTGCTGGTGCACCTGTCCCGATAAAAGTATGAAAAGTGTGACCGTTCATTTTAGCTCAATCCGCCTTGCGAAATGAGTTCTTCCGTGAGCGTGCAGGATTGGAGAATGATCGTGCTTCGTTCGCCTGCGGTCGTGAGTTCAACCTCAATCTCGGTCGTTACCGAGGTTGCGTTAAGCAACAGATCGCGAACGCCGAACGTGTTGAAATCCACAGCGGCGGTCTTGCCTGGTGCTGCGGTCAAGCCGCTTTGCACCTCCAAAGTTGGCAAGTCGGTGAATCCCTTGTCGCCTCCGAAATTAATATCGTAGTAGCTATTTTGAACTCCCACGACGGTCGCGTTGCCTGCGCCGATGCTGTCGAGTGCTTGGAGTGCCGTTTGCAGTTGCGCGGCGGTCGTGATTGCGTCGAGCGGATCGGTCTGCCGTAGGACGGTTGTGGCAATGCTACCCGTCGTCACCGTGCCTGTGCCTGTTGTGATCGCGGTTGCCCCTGCCGTTACGCCAAGCAAAAACTCGGTCGTCTGTGGGATCGATCGCACGAAATACTGGATGCCTGCCGTGTATCCGGTCAACGCCGTGAAGCCTGTTAGAACCACAGGCTGAGAGAGTGTCAGTCCGTGGTTAGTTGCCGAAATGAATACGCCGTCCGTTACCGTGCTTGCGATATCGACGTTGTAGGTCGGAACCGTAAAGCGATAGCTGCCGAGATACGGAGCGCGAGAGAATGAGACACGTTGAATTTCGTTGTTCAGCGTCGATCCGGTGAGCGTGGTGGCCACGCTGACCGTCATGGCCGTTCCGAGATCCGTCCATGTCGGCTCGTAGACTGCGGGAGCGAGACGGAGCTGAAGCTCTTGAATTTCGGCGTTGGTCGCGTCTCCTGCGATGCGCTCGTCGATGAGAGCGGTTGTGGTTGGGATGAGACGGGCGAAGTTGCCGGTGATCGCGCCCTGCGTGCCTGCGCTGTTAAAAGAAACGACGAAGTTCGTTGCCATCGTGCCGTCTACGCTGACCGATCCTGCGGCGGTTATTGTTGAGAGTGAATTGAGCGCGGACGAAATCGCGCCTGCGGTCGCGCTGAATCCGATTGCGCCGCTGGTCTGTGCACCGAAGGACAATGTGAACGTGCCTGATGCTGGAACTCCTGTGCGGCTTCCTACGCCGAATTTCACATCCGTTCCGGTGTAGTCGATCACATTAAACGGAGTCGTGATATTGCCTGTCGCCTCCAAAAAATACAGGTTGATCGCGCCGTTGTCGCCTTTGACGAAGCGCGGCGTTGTAGACGGTGCTAGGCTCGTCAAGCTCGTCGCCAATCGGCGGTTGGTTGTGTCAATAAAAAGATCGCGTGCCATTTATTCGGGTGTTTTGTCAACAGCATCCCATTTGCCTAGCGGACACGCCTCGGTTGCCATGCGGAGCTTTGCCCAGGTCGAGCATCCGCACTTGCGACAGCGGCCCGTGGCGTTGAGTGCCTGCGCGTCCCATTCGGGACACGCTTTGCACGTTGCTTCGCGGGTGGCGAGTGCTTCGGGTGGCGTGGTCGCGCATTTAGCTGAGATAAATTTTGCAAATGCAGATCCAGCTTTTACCCATTTAAATGTATTTTCGCTTTGCATTTATGGAGTTAAAAACAGCGTGAGGGTTGCACTTGCGCTTGCGCCATAGTCTGGAAAAGCAAATATATCCAATGTATAAATTGTTCCAGACGGCAATGTCATTGTAAGAGTTCCGCAAGAGGTCATTGGAGGAGCGGTTTTCGGGTTGAAAAATCCATTTGAATAACAAGATGGGCCAATGGAATAATTGCACGCGCCAGCAATTTGAAAATATAACGCATTCGTTGAAGCATCTGGTTGGCAAAAGTAAAATCCCACTCCTAATCCCGTGCTGCAACTTCCGTTTGTGCTTGACGCCTCAACCGAACTATATCCGCACCCTCCCCAATTTCCGCCGCTAGAATTAACGCCAGAAGAACTACAGGCAGGGTTTCCATCCTCGTCATTTTCGGTTAATGAAAAACTTAAATTGTAGGTTCCAATAAAGCCGCCAGTTATCCAATTATTTCCGTCCTCTGCGTTTAAATAAATTACGCCGAATGCACTTGTATCAATTTCGCATGGGCAAAGGACGCCCGGCGGAACACAACACGCGCACTCCACAGCGCGAAGGCCGAGAGTGCCGTCGGTTTTGATTTTTACTGCGCCGGAGGATGTGAGGCCGAGGGTCATGGGCATTCCTCCGTGGCGATCCATTGCAGTACGCCTTCGACCGAGGCCAAAACGTGCGTCCCGCTTGCAATAATCGGTGGCAGTTTTAACCGTTTAGCCGGAAACCCTGCTTGAGTTGCGTCCTCCAAATACTCGTCAGCAACGACCAATTTCGCCCAAGCGAAATTCTGCATCAACTTCGCAGCCGAAAGCGGACTCGTTGATTTTCCGAGAGTTACAACATCGCGAAAATCGTTTGGGAAATCATTCATAATACTGGTCTAAAATCCGTCGAGATCGACAGGGAAATACCTGAAAAAGACAGCCCCCACGTCACCGTTACCTCGTCGTATTCTCCGAAATTTGAACGTTGTACATTTATAATGTCGATGCCGCCAATTAGCCGTTCTCGCATTGCGCCGGAATAACTCGATGGGAAGTCTGCTGATCCTCGTAACAGCACATCCAGTTGATCTAAAGTGAGCCTCTCGCCGCCCCTATTTTGAGTGGTGTTGAGCACATACAACACGCGAAATTTTAAATCTGCATTGGGTAATGCTAAAGTCGTCACAGAGTCGTTTTTATTAAGCGTTAATTTTCGAGTCAAAGTGTCGCTTAAAATCTGAATCTGGTAAGATTGGTTAGTTACAACCTGCACCGCCACGCACGGTGGAGTAGTGCTTTCGCAAGAAATCGACGTGCTTTGCACCGTTACTGGGCACTGCACGAGCGATGCTCCGAGCGTCGATGGAATTGGATTAGTGGCGTCTGGAGTCGTTACGAGCGAAGCATTAAAACCCGAAACAGAGAAGGTCGAGAATCCATCAGTGCCGTCGGTTCGCTTTGCGGTTTCCGCGATAGTAAAATCGTTGAAATTAGGCAGTCGCTGGCCCGACACAATGTCTTGCGACAGGTTGTCGGCTTTAGTCGTGCGGCAACGAAATGTACAGTCGATTCTTTGTAGGCCGCTTGGAAAAATCTCTTTCTGAGTGGCTATTAAAATTAACTCTTCTGATCCGTAATATTTCATAATTTTATGCTAAAACTTGTTGCGGTAGTTTCGGTTCGATTTTTTCGACTGCTGCTTTAATCGCTTCGACAGCAGTCTTGATCGCATCCAGCAACCCGGTTGCGCCCGACTTCGCGGCCACGTCAAGCTCGATGCCGTCTTTTACCGAGTCGCGCAACCCCTTCACGCTCTTGTCTGCGTCAAGCGTGGCGGGGATTGAGCCGAATGCCGATTTAGTTTCCGCCTGCGCTTTTTGGTACTTCACAACGAGATCGGCCGTTAGTGGATTTCCGCCTAAGAATTTGATTATTTTTTGGATTTCTTCTTGGCCTTTTGCTGAGTCGATTGGTTTTGCAGAAAGTTGGTCTCTTACTCCGTTGAAATATGTAACGATGCCCCTAATCTGGTCTTGGCTAGTTGTCCCAATATTTTTAAGGTTCAACAATTTTACAATATCGTATTCAGATTTTTGTGCAAAAGTTGTTCCTAGCAATTTGTCCATGCCTCTGAGTTCCTCTCGCATCGCCTTTGAAGAGTTCGCCGCTTTATTTAAAGCCTCAATCTCTTTCATTTTTGCAAGCGTGTCGGCAAAGCCTGTTGCAGATTTTAGATTTTCGTTTAGTTTTGCGGACATTTCTGCGGCCTTGTAAAACAACGGATTTCCGTCATTGTCGTATTGCTTTATGTTTTTTGAGTTGGTTGCGGCGATAGCCATGTTTGTCGCAAATAAAGCGGCCTCATTCTCATCGAATCCTGCGTCCAATGCTTTTTTAAGGTCGTCTGCATATTTCTTTGCTTCCTGCAAAGCGGTTACGCGCTCCGAGTCGCCAGCAGCTTGCGCCTCGGCTAGCTCAAGCTGGAATTTTAGTTCGCCCTGTTTTAGGTCATTTGATTTTCGTTGTTCTTCGGCTTTTTTAGCAGCCTTATCAGCGGCTTCAGCCTCTTTATCTGCGATCTTGCCAGTCGTGTCTAAGATCAATTTGTTTAAATCTTGGCTAACTGTTAGTTGCTCATTAACGCCACCTATTCCAGCCACTTGATCTTCTGTTTTTTCAGCGATAGCACCAAAAGCATCTCCAGTTCCTTCTAGGAGCGAATTGCTTGTTCCGATGTTATCTCCCACATTTTTCCAACCATCGCCTATCGAATCTAACTGAGGCTTAAATTCTGCATTTAAGCTAAAGGCCGAAGCGATATCAGTTCCTGCGGTTTGAGCTGAATCAGCAACCTCGTCTATAACCGGAGCAGCATCACTTGCTGCATCCGCAACGCCGTTCATGCCATTTGTAGCCTCGTCCGATACGTTCGCGATACCTTTAAGTGCAAGATTCAGAGGGTCTAGACCACTAGGAAGAAATGCGGCGATGACTTGAAGATATTTATTTGCCTCGGTTGCCGCTTTTTTGAATTGGTCTGAGTGATCCTTTAGTGATCCTCCAATTGTTGATACTGAGTTTTGAAATAGCTCAAAAACTTGGTTAGCAAGTTTGATGGTTTTTACCAAATCCTCAATAGCTGGGACAAGTAGTTGCCCTATAAATTTCCCAAGACCAGACGCATTGACTTCTTCCATTATAGAACCAAG